TACAATAGAAGAAGAGGAATATATCAGGATGCAATAGCAGGTATGGAAAACCCAGAGGTAAGTCCTGTTGTTCAAAAATTATTAGCACAAACTATTGGTGCAGGAACTGCAGGAACTGTGGTAGCAAGAAAACGTGGTGGACCTGTAGGCTATACAAAAAGATGGCAAGATGCAAGAAAAAAATCCAAGACCTAGAGGAAGACCAAAGAAAGATCCTAACGCACCAACACAGTCTTATCATCTGTCATCATTAGAACGTGCAAGACGAGCAACAAGACGAAAAATAAAACGAAATAAAACAGCGATACAAAACGCTGAAGATAAATTACGAAAGCATAAACAGAATGTTAAAAACATTGAAGTTAAAGCTAAAAAAATTGAAAATGGACTTAGCGGCAAAGATACTAGAGTTATCGATATGGGTGACGTTGAAGTCTTTCGCTTTGCTTGTTGATCCTCTCCGTTATTGTCATAACCCTAATCATCGTGGTCTTCTCCTAAGAAGAACACTTGACGAACTAACAGAACTTATAGATAAGTCAAGACAGTTATACCCAAAAGCTTTTCCTAAAGCAACTTTTAGAGAATCAAAATCCACATGGGTATTTCCCTCTGGAGCAACAATGTGGTTTACATACCTTGATAGGGATAAAGATGTTACAAGATTTCAAGGACAAGCTTTTAATTGGATAGGAATAGACGAGATAACGCAGTATCCTTCACCTTACGTGTGGGATTATTTAAGATCTAGATTGCGTACAACAGACCCAGAATTGCAACCATACATGTCTATGCGTTGCACTGGAAACCCCGGTGGAGTCGGTGGATGGTGGATTAAAAAGATGTATATTGATCCATCAGAATACAATAAAGCTTTTCCTGCAACAGATGTAGAATCAGGGCAACAACTACTGTATCCAGAGGGTCACGAAAAAGCAAGGCAACCGTTGTTCTACCGAAAGTTTATTCCTGCACGGTTGACTGATAATCCCTATCTGATGCAAGATGGTCGATATGAAGCCATGCTCAGATCGCTCCCAGAAGTTGAACGGAAGAGACTTCTTGAAGGGGATTGGGATGTCGCAGAGGGGGCGGCCTTCCCAGAATTTTCTAAAGAAAGACATGTGGTTGCACCATTTGAGATACCAACTAACTGGCCCAGAATACGTGCAGCAGACTATGGATATGCAAGTCCATCGTGTGTATTATGGGGTGCAATAGATTGGGATAATAATATATGGGTATACAAAGAATTATATGTCAAACAGCATACAGCCGAACAACTGGCTGATAAAATACTGGAAATGGAAGAGTATGAACCAGTACCTCATTACTCTGTTTTAGATGCATCCTGTTGGAATAAAACAGGCTTTGGTCCGTCAATAGCAGAGACTATGATGCGTTTGGGAGTACGATGGACACCATCAGATAGAAACAGGTTACAGGGTAAAATGGAAATACACAGACGACTAGCAGATAACCCATTGACAAAACTTCCTAGAATCCGTATATTTAATACATGTAACAACGTTGTTCGACAGTTGGCAGGAATACCTTTGTCGAAAACAAACTCAGAAGATGTAGATACAAAGGCAGAGGATCATGCGTATGATGCTTTACGCTACATGTCAATGTGTAGAGTTTCAGGACACGCAACAATACATAAGAGTCTTCAAGCAATAAAAGACCAGACCTTCAAACCTATGGATAACACCTTTGGATATTAATAGTGGCTGAAAAAGTAAAAACATCAGGAAAAGTATCAGGTAGCAAATCTAAAAAAGCAGCTAACACGTTGCCTAACTTTGATGCTAAAACTATAACGCTTAAAGAAGCGGCACAGATGTATGTTGATTTAACAGGCAATAAAAGTGTTAAGTCTGCAGCAGTAAAATTATTAAAACAGTATGAAGATACTCCTCTTGTAGATTTATTTATGCAAGATGATAAGGGCATGAGTATCATAAGTAGAACTGTGCCTTTTGCCGATCAGGAATATGATGATATAAAATCTCCAATGCAAGCGTTGCGTTACATTGGAAATATGATTAAAGATCCGAAAGGTGGTTTAAATCCAAAGGATAACATCTTTCAATTTTTACCTGACGCTGAAGTTAACACAGATAAAAATATAAGCATCTTTAAAATAAAAGAACCACCCAAGTCTACTGGTTCTACGATAGCCGTAAACAGTGATCCTAAAATTCATGCTAAAATATTTGATGAGATTGATAATATAGGTAATGATAATCCAAATTTAAGAGCAGTTGCAGATGCTCTGTTATTTAATTTACAGACAGGATTAAGACCAAATGCTGTAGGGGGGTTACAGCTTGATGATAAAACTTACAATCCAGAAACAAAATCAATTTATATATCATCAGAAGCTAAAGGTGCTAAAGGTAATTTTGTAAACGTACCATTAAATGATTTAGCTAATTCTATTCTTCAAAATCAAATAGCTAACAAAAAAGTAAAATTTTTTAAAGGTAAAAAAGATTTTCCTGCTGGAAATTATTTCTTTGTAAAGCCTAATGGTATACCTGTAGATTCTACAGATATGACAAAGCTGTTAAAAATGTTACCACCGATACCTAGATTATTTTTTGATACAAAAACACAAAAGATGTATGACAGTTTTGCTGATCCAGAGATGAACAAAAAAGGTTCGCAGTTAATTAGAAATATACATACTACGATTGCATCGAGAAGATTGGGCATACCCTATGATAGAATAGCTTATTTACAAGGAAGAAGTTTAAAGGGTGTAGGTCTAAGTGATATAGGTGAAGTTCTTACTTATGATGTACAGTTTCCGGGAGATGTAGACCCTGCAGGTCTTGACTCGGCAAATGCTAACAAGTTTGCTACTTTTTATGCAGAGTCTGCAAAAGCTGCAGGATATGATATTACAGAAATTATACCTCCACCAAAGACTTATTCTTTATCGACTGATCCTATATTTAGAGAGTACGCAGAGTCTAGAGAAAAAGCTATGGAGACTGCTGATCTTAGAAAAAATGCACCTACAGATACAGAAATAAGAAACAATACAACTTTGGAAGAGTTGATTGATATGGGCATTACAATAGATGATGATGATCCAAATATAACCAAAATGACAGCGTTTGATGTAGATTCAACAGGAGCAGCTGTAATTACAGATAGTCAAACAGATATAAATTTACCAAGAATTAAAACGCCTAAAGGATCAGGTAAAGCAGCACTTGCAACTCTAGCACAAAAAGATATAGATGCTGAACAAGTGGGTGAATTTGTAGGACAAACAGTAGCCGAAGAGGTTGCAGAGTATGGTATTTCAAAAGCACTAACACCACTTATAGGTGCTAGTAAAGCAAATCCTGTTGCACTCGCAACAACTATAGCAGCGCAACCTAGTAATATAGGGATGCAAGCATTAGATGAACAACCATTTCCTTCTGAAGATCAATTAGGATATGGTTTTGGGGAAGAAGACGAAGCTACATATAAATATATAGAAGCTGAAAAATATAGAAAAGAAAATCCCCCAGTTCCAAGACCATTTTCTTTTCTAGCAATGTAATTAATTAAGGAGAAAATTAATGCCGGGAAGTAACTACAATTATGGTGCTGATTATATTATGAACAGTGATAAAACATCTGTTGATAACCCAATGGGATCAAATCAGTTAACTAGAGAATCTTTAGAGTTTGACACTAAAGCAACAACTGATGTTTTAACTCAAGATGCTCCAAAGAAACAATCAAAAACAACTGTAGACAAATCTCTTTTTGCATTGGCAGAACAAAGAGATTATTAAGGAAACCTTATGTCTGAGAACTTTCTAGAACCTGAAGACGATACTCCTGTACCTGTTCTAGACCCTATGGAAGCGATGCCCGGATTAGCTGGGTATATTAAATCTAAATTTGAAGATGCTGAAAATGGTCGAAGAGTGCATGAAGAGCGTTGGTTGACTGCGTATAAGAATTTTAGAGGTATCTATGATTCTACAACACAGTACAGGGATTCTGAACGTTCAAAGGTTTTTATAAAAATAACTAAAACAAAGGTTCTTGCAGCCTATGGACAAATATCTGATATTTTATTCAGTAACAAAAAGTTTCCAATCGTTGTAGAACCAACTCCTGTGCCAGAAGGTATTGCAGAGTTTGCTCACTTGGAAACACCTCTTGATGCTGTAATACAAGACCCTTATGGTTATAAGGGGGATGGTCGAGAGTTGTTGCCGGGTGCAACTGAAGCTACTATGCAAGATCAGAGTATGGACTTTTTAGGGGGTATATCAAATAACTTTCCTGAAGGTTCAGGGTTACGTGCTGGTCGTGCAAAGATGGGTGAACCACAGATTGAACCTGCTAAACGCACTGCATTAAATTTAGAAAAACTAATACATGATCAGTTATTAGACACTAATGCAACAAGTGTATTTAGAAATGCAATATTTGAATCATCTTTACTTGGAACAGGGGTTATCAAAGGACCTTTAAATTTTTATAAAAGAATACATAAGTGGGATATTAATCCAGATACAGGCATGAGAGAGTATATGCCTTATGAAAAAACAGTTCCACGCATCGAACATGTGTCCTGTTGGGATTTTCATCCAGATCCATCTGCAACTTCTATCAATGACTGTGAATATGTAATACAACGTCACAGATTAAACCGTCAGCAACTAAGAGCGTTAATTAAACGACCACATTTTAATGCTGAACAGATTGAAATTGCGTTAGCAAAAGGTCCTAATTACGAAGATAAGTATTATGAAGATACTATCCGTGATGATGAGACACAGCCCAACACTGCAGAAAATAGATTTGAAGTGTTAGAATATTGGGGCGTGTTAGATGTAAAGTTTGCAAGAGATGTTGGTTTGGATGTAGCAGAAAGCATGTCAGAGTTTGATCAAGTACAGATTAACGCATGGGTAACTGGTAACTGTGTTTTACGTTGTGTGTTAAATCCGTTCACTCCGGCTCGTATTCCATATCATGCTGTACCGTTTGAGGTCAATCCTTACAACATCTTTGGTGTTGGTGTTGCCGAGAACATGGAAGACGCACAGATGCTGATGAACGGGCACATGCGTATGGCGATTGACAACCTTGCTCTTGCTGGCAATCTCGTGTTTGATGTGGACGAAGCA